GACTTGGTGGTTCGACTCCACCCCTCACAGTTAAAAAATATATTTATTATACAAATAAATAAATGCATGATTGAATGCATGATATGGATTTAGATCAGCAAATTCAGATGGAACATCTGATGTTGCTTGAGAGAGATTGTAGAGTCTGTGGAAAGAAGAAGATACTTCTTGATGATTTCTATAGATGTCGAAGAGATCCCACAAAACTTTCTTCCTATTCTTATGAGTGTAAAGAATGCACTAAGAAAAGAGTAGCAAGTAACTGTAAGATAGGGACTTGTGTTATATGTGGTACGAAGGATGCTAGACTTGCTGGTGACATCTGTAAGCATTGCAACAGAGGTTTGACAGAGTTTGGAAACAACGTTGACATGGTTAAGAAGGCCGTGCTATACTTGGAAGAACATTGAGGATTTTATGCACTTAATACTACCAATCATATGTATTGCCCTGATAACACTTGTTATCGTCTATTCAATTATTCAAAAGTATAATCCTCATTGATATGAGCGACTCAAATAAACTTAAACCTGGCGAGTACATAGACACTCAAGGAATGGGTGGTCCTATGACCCCAGAAGACCTTGCTAAGTGGAAGGCATCTCCTGAGTATAAGAAGCAGAAACATAAACCTGCTATTACTACACCAAGAAGACTGTTCACTGAGACATATGCTAAGGAGATGAAGATCCTTATCAATGAAGTGTTAGATGAACGTGAACATAAGAAGAGAATGGCAGGAGCATATGATAATGTGAAACCATTACCGCCATCATACTTTGATACTAAGCATTTCCAACATTATGTTGGAGAAGAAGAACCACCCTATCAAGATTGGAGCCAATGAGAACTCAGAATAAAGAAAACTATTACTATGTTTTCTGGGTAGTAGCAATGGTTGCTTTTATAGTGCCACAAGTGTTTACTGCCTATGGTATTCTTAAAATCGTGGAGTATTTACAATGATTAGAAAATGGATCAAAGGAATTGTTAAGGAGGCTCTCATTGAATGGGAGCAAGAGGTAGAGTATCTTGGACGTACAGGATACAAATGGGAAAATAATCAGTGGGTTCCTACTGAGACACAACCACTACGTTTGGATGAGATACAAGAATGAGATTAACACAAGAGATCATAGACAAAATCGCTATTGCGATGCAGCACACCAAGAAGGATGGTACTACCAACTGGAAGGATGGTGATGAGATAGATGTCTGTCTCGCTGGTACATTTGCAAATGATAAATTCATTACTCTTATTAATAGGAGCAAGGAGAAATGAATATGTGGTATATTATAGGTTGGACAATAGTTACAATGTGGTTACTGTCAAAACTTGGGGTCTTTAAAAAATGAGACTAGGAGTTATGTGTTCTGGTGAAGGAACTAACTTCGAGAACATAGTTCACTCGTGTCCTAAACACGAAGTTGTTTTGATGGTATATAATAAGAAGCATTGTGGTGCTGCTAAGAGAGCAGATAGATTAGACATTCCATCTGTTCGTATTGCTAGTAAGAATGAAGATGATATCATCAAGATCTTTGAAGCATATAATGTTGATATAATTGTTATGGCAGGATGGATGAGAGTCATGACCAAGAAATTCTGTGATGCATTTCCTGGTAGAATAATTAATCTACATCCATCATTACTTCCTAAGTACAAGGGACTTCATGCTATTGAACAAGCAATCAAAGCAGGTGAAGAGACTACAGGATGTACTGTACATTTTGTTAATGAACACCTTGACTCAGGTGCTATAATAAAACAGCAGGAAGTACCTATTCTTCCTGGTGATGATGTTAAGTCTGTCACTAGGGCAGTACAACAATGTGAACATCAACTTTTACCTCTAGTTATTAATGCATTATGAAATCTAAACTAAATTATGCTGTAACCATAGGTTACTTTGCTGCTGTAATATTGACAGGAGGACTTGTATATCTCGGTCATAGTAATCATAGACTCTCAGATAGTAATGATGAACTTACTACAGAGGTACAAGCACTCGTTGAGGCATATCTAACAAGTGATAAGGATTGTTATTTGTTAGCACCTAAACCAGATGATTTTATTATATGGGAAGAAATGCCATACAAACAGATGATCTAATGAAACTATGATAATCAATGAAGGCAAAGTAAAATCAGTTTATGATGTTGATGGTGATGCACAGAGAGTGCTCATCAAATTTCATGATAAAGTAACAGCAGGTAACGGTAGACTCGTAGAGTTTCCTGAAGAGAAGGGGAAGATATGTTGTTTAATATCGGCCTTACTATTTGAATGGATGGAGAAGGCAGGTGTCAAGACTCATTTTATAGATGCACCGTCTCTTGACACACTACTATGTAAAAAGTTGACAATTATACCAGTAGAGGTTATAGTTAGAAACATTGCTGCTGGTAGTATCGTTAAGAATACCAGCATTACTGAAGGAACATTCATCCAACCACCTATAGTGGAGTACTTCCTTAAGGATGATGCTAAGGATGATCCTTTACTTACCTATGATAGGGTAAGACTTATGGGTATAGACCCAGAACCTATGAAGGAACAAGCATTGATAGTTAACTATCAGTTACAATCATTGTTTACCCTCATGGGTATTGATCTTGTAGATTTTAAATTGGAGTTTGGATACGATGCTCACGGCGATTTATTCTTGGCTGATGAACTATCACCTGACAACATGCGACTCTGGAAAAAGAATACGAAAGAGAGATTTGATAAAGATCTATTTCGTAAAGATGAAGGAGACATTGTTGCAGCGTACAAATACATACTAGAACAAATGAGGAGATTTGTCTGATGGATTATGATATTAAACTTTATACTACACATGGATGTGGGTATTGTATTAAGATGAAAGAACTCTTCAAGAGAGCAGAGATAGATTACTATGAAGAGATAGTAGTATCTCAACAGGACGATCCAATAAGGCGTGAACTCCTTAAGAAATATCCTATGGCCGTTGGGTTTCCTTTTGTTGCTATTAATGATGAACCTATAGGTAGTCTAGTTGAAGTAGCAAAATGGATGTTAGAAAAAGAATTAATTTCCAGACCATCTAGGAAGAAAGATGAGTGAACTTAAAATAAATAGAGGTGTCGAGCTCATGCTCAGGAGGCCAGATAAGAAGGTAAAGAAACCAGAACCTAAAATAGAATTGAAAGGTTTCATTTTTAAAAAAACATTCTCCCTCCTTAAACGAAAGTTTCATTTCAATTTTGAATTAAGGTGGGAATCACAAAAATAGTTCGGAGATGAATCATGACACCAGAGATCATTTACTTCTCAGCAATAACTTCTGTACTTGTTCTATTAGTTGGAGGAATTGTTGGTTGGTTGGCTAAACAGGCATTTAGTGAACACATTTATGCAACAGTAACGCAGACAGAAACACTGCACCCTGAAATGTATGATGAAGATGGTCACTGGATCAATGAAGAGCTACTCTCAGTCCGCTTCGTGGATGAGGATGAACTTGAAGAAGAATAAATACTATTACTACTGCTTATATCCATGCAATTATTAATGAATGAAATCTTACAGAAAGTAAGTAATGCGAAAACCAAAGCTCAAAAGATCAAACTTTTGCAGGAGATGAACTCTCCAGCACTGAGGGCAATTCTTATTGCTAACTTTGATGAGAGTGTAATCTCTATGCTCCCTGATGGTGAGGTTCCGTACAAAAAGAATGATGCACCAGAGGAAACAGAGCATACTAAACTCATTCAAGAGTATCGTAAACTCTATCTGTTCTTTAAAGGTGGTGCTAACATAAGTCAAGCAAGAAGAGAGACTCTCTTTATTCAATTGCTTGAGGGCCTTCATCAAGGTGAAGCTGAAGTGTTAACTCTTGTGAAAGATAAACGCATTGGTAAACGTTGGAAGATTACAAGGCAGTGTGTTGAAGAAGCATTCCCACAAATTCAATGGGGGAATAGAAGTTGAGCGTTACCGTAATCCATGAGAAATGTGATCTTAAAGTAGCAGACAATAAGGAACTACCTTATTCTGCATACATTATTCAGTATGAACATGAAGGTACAACACATCATGATGTTGCTGTTGGTGACAAGGCAGTAGATATCTTTGATCATTATTATGATAAGTATAAGAAGGGATTCAAGTGGTTGAAGCAGAGTCAAGGTTTGGTATCACCAAAACTTTGGAACAATCCTAATCAACTTGAAAAACCTAAGAGGCGTAAACGTAAAAAACCATCTGCGGAGGAAGGATAATGGATTCACATCCATATGGTATGTGGGCAGTCCACTACTGTAAAGTCGAAGACATAACTAAATGGAATGTTATGAAGAGACGTAACAGCGATGGTGTTATGGTGTCTGCCAAGATATATGATGATGTGTTTAGGTTCAAGAAGTACCATGATGCTTTTGAATTTTGTAGGTTAATGAATGCAGAGGAGCCACAGATTTATGACTCTAAGCCAGCAAGAGTGTGTAAGACAGGGGAAGATAAGTTTTATCTCTCTAATAACTGATGCTATCTAAGGATAGTAGGCTGCGTGTAGTAGAAATTTCTTGTAAGATAAAATTAGGAAGGACGGTTACTCTTGCCGAAAGAATTTGGTTGAATAAAATGTGTGAACATAACAAGAGTGCAGCAGGGATTAGAGATAGGTTCTTAAGATAATATAAAAATTGTAGCAACCACTACATTTATACTTGACTATATAATATGCATGTGTTACTATTAACACAATCGTTCAACCCCTAGTGGGTCGCAAGTAAGCCGACACGGAACGGATTCGTTCATCCCATTAATCATGTTTCATCTAGCAGTTATTGCAACTACTCTTTCTTGTGTTGAAGCTCAATTACTTTTAGATAAGATAAGTGAGTTTAAGATAGAAGAAGAGACACGAGCTGAGATGATCAGCGTAGTGATAGAAGAAACATCTCATTGTTGGGACGCAAATGCCGACTGAAGGAACGGGGCCACAATCCCTACTACTTTGGAGAAAGCCAATGGCACAAGTCACTTACCGTGGAGTCGTCTACGACTCTGAAGAGTATCGCAAGTTAGTTCTTGACGAAGCTCAGAAAAACAGGAACTACGATCTAACGTATCGTGGTATCAAAGTTGCTAAGAAGTTAGTAACAGCATAATCAAAATTTACTTTTTGATTTCATAAATCCAGGAAAATTTTTTCCTGGATTTTTTTGTTGCAGAACCTGATACCTGTGCTATAATAAATACCTAGTAACATTAGTTAGTTATGCCTAAGTTAGAAGGAGAGCAGCTTCTCAAATTGAGAGAGCATACTCTCATGTTATTGATGAAAAATTTCCCTAAGCATCGCTCGAAATATATTTACGAGTGTGCTGATGATTGGTGTAGTAAACAAGTTACTACCAATGGTATAGTCTCTTACTTCAAGGCATACTATGGCAAGTATGAAGGACAAGAAGGCAGCAAAGAAAATTATTAAGAGAGCAAAACATAATCCTCAACTTTATAGCAAAGATGAGGTAAAGTATGCTAAAATATATCTGAAACGTCACAAGCGTGAAAAGAAACAACATGAACGTGAAATTAGTGAGCGTGACTCCAGACGCAGAGAAGCACATGGGTTACGTAGCGAGGGTGAGCAACCCAAAGAACCAAGACAATCCGAACGTCGCTGGTTTGTTAAGTTACTGCATAAAGCACGGTCATTGGTCCGTCTTTGAGCAAGCACATATGACTGTGGAAATCGAGACCACTCGTGGACTTGCAGCACAGATACTAAGACATAGATCATTTACATTCCAAGAGTTCTCACAACGTTATGCTGATGTGAACTGGTTGAAGATGGGTATACCTATACCAGAATTACGCAGTCAAGACAGTAAGAATAGACAGAATAGTATAGATGACATACCAGAAGAACAACAGAAGAGGCTCCAGAAAGCAATCGGTAGGCACTTCTATGAAGCGATGGATTTATACAATGAACTTATACGTGAGGGTATTGCGAAGGAATGTGCGAGATTTGTTCTCCCATTAGCATCACCAACCAGATTGTATATGACTGGTAGTGTACGTTCATGGGTACATTATATTGATCTACGTTCAGGTCATGGTACTCAGAAAGAACACATGGACATTGCTAATGCATGTAAGGAGATACTTATTCAAGAGTTTCCAGTATGTGCTAAAGCATTGGAGTGGGTATGACATTAATATTCTGGTTCGGGTTCCTAGTAATGGCCTTCAATGAGGGGTTCGTTATTCTGAGACATCAATCTAAATTCTTTGCTCAGTTAAGGGATGAAATCATTAAGGACTTTGGTGATGGGTGGAAGAAATTCCACTCAACATTAGATTGGGTATGGGTTGCTGGAGTTATTCTAGGACTCATACTAGCAGGTGATCAAAGATGGACAGACATCACAGCTCTTGTCACATTCTGGGGTTGTGTGCTAGTATTCGTTTACATACCTAAGTGGGTAGGATAAATGATATTCTGGGGTGGTAATCATAAAGTAGATCTAAATATTATTTCTACTATAGTAGATGGATTGAAGAAGATCAAATCATCATACCGTGGTGGTTTTTATTCTTCATACCATGTAGATCCACCTCTTCGACCTGATAGAATACTCAATGACGGATACATTAATATCTTAGAGAAAGCAACCAAGGATCTTGGTTTATATTATAGATGTGATTACTACTGTGACTATTGGACACAGGTTTACCCTGCTACTCCTGCACCACTTGGTACTCACTTCACACATGATCACTTCTCTGGAGTAGAATTATTTTCATGGGTTCATTTCCTGAGACCTACTTCAAAAAAATGTTTCCGTTTCTTAGACTCTCATGGTGCATCAATCTATCCAGAGCAAAAGGAAGGAGACTTTATTATCTTTCCGTCTTGGGCTCTACATAGAGTAGATGCTAACGAGGAGGATGAGGACAGGGTTGTTGTTGCTGGTAATGCACTAGCAAAATCAATACAATGTCCTCTACCAGGAAATGAAGAGACTAAGATCTCTACCTGTCATGATTTCAATGATAGATTTAGATTATGGGAGAGCAATACTTTTCCACGATCTTTTGCAAACGATATACCTAAAGAATGGTTGTAACTATGCCAACATACCCTGTAAAAAATAAAATAACTGGTGAAGAAAAAGAAATGGTCATGAGTATGAAAGCTTATGATGAATGGAAAGAAGCTAATCCTGACTGGGATAAGGACTGGTCTAAAGGAGTTGCTGGTGTAGGTGAGGTAGGTGATTGGCAATCAAAGATGAGTAAGACTCATCCAGGTTGGACAGATATTATGAAGAATAAAATACTACCTAAAGCACCAACCAATAAATCAATTGCGGAGAAGTGGGGTTAAGTAATGCCAGCAAAGAAAAAAGTAACCAAAGCACCAGGAGCAGGTATGACTGCCAAGCAAAAGAAAAGACGTAAGCCAATTAATGCAGAGCTTATGTTTCCTATCGAACCACTCACTGAAAATCAAAAGATATTCTTTGATGAGTGGGACAAAGGCCAGATGATCTATGCCTCTGGTGTAGCAGGAACAGGTAAAACATTCATCGCATTGTACAAGGCATTACAAGATGTACTTGGAGACTCTACACCATACGAGAAGATATATCTTGTGAGATCTCTTGTACCATCCAGAGAGATTGGTTTCTTACCTGGTGATGCAGATGATAAATCATTTTTATATCAAGTACCATACAAGAAGATGGTACAACATATGTTCCAGATGCCAGATGATAATGCATACGAGATGTTGTATGAGAACATGAAGCATCAGGATACTATATCATTCTGGTCAACCTCATTCATAAGAGGTACAACATTTGATAATGCTATCATTATAATTGATGAGTGTCAGAACTTGAATTTTCACGAGTTAGATAGTATAATAACAAGAGTAGGACAAGATAGTAGGATTGTTTTCTGTGGAGATCAAGCCCAAACTGATCTTGTTAAGACCAATGAGCGTACTGGTATCCTAGACTTCCAAAAAATCATTGGATCTATGGATGAGTTTTCTCTTGTCGAATTTGGCATAGAAGACATCGTTCGATCTGGTCTAGTTAAATCATATCTTATTAGTAAAATCAATGCTGGCCTATGAAATTTAATCATGTAGAGGGGGTGACCCCTATTGAAATGCCAGCAAAGATAGTCAACGGCAAGCGTGTATACCTTACACCAGACGGAGACAAGTTTCCATCAGTTACTACTGTCATTAGCAACAATGCTAAGAAGATGGCAGGTATTGCTAAGTGGAGGCAACGTGTTGGTATGGAGGAAGCGAATCGAATATCCGCAAGATCAACTAAGAGAGGTACAACCTATCACTCTATAGTTGAGGACTACTTTAACAATAAGTTAGAGATAGAAAAGTATAAAGATTCTCCGCTTCCTACTGTTATGTTCTATCAATCAGTGGATACTCTGAACAGGATAAATAATATTTACTTGCAGGAAGCCGCTCTCTACTCGAAGCATTTAGAGTTAGCAGGAAGAGTGGATTGTATTGCAGAGTTTGATGGAGAACTATCTATCATCGACTTCAAGACATCTGCCACACCTAAGAGAGAACAGTATCTAACTGATTACTTCGTGCAAGAAACTGCTTACGCATGTATGCTCCAAGAGTTATATGATGTGAGCGTTAAAAAAATCGTGACCATCGTTGCTTGTGAGAATGGGGAAACTCAGGTGAAAGTACTTCCACCTAAGAAAGAATACTTCATCACATTAATGGGTTACATCCACGAATACCAAGAACGTTATGGACAAAAAGCAATTACTTGAGGATAAATTTATGACAGCTGCGAGATTCTCGCAGGAAGTGGAAAAGATTGCTCTACATAATTCGGATATGAATTACATAGATTCGGTTATCCATTACTGCGAACTAAATGAGATAGAACTAGATAGTGTTACTAAATTGATTAGTAAACCACTTAAAGAGAAGTTGCGCCACGAGGCACAAGAACTCAACTTTATGAAGAAAACAAGTCGTGCCAAGTTGATGCTAGTATGAGTAGATTTTTCCAATCAGAATTAGTTAGAGGTGACATTCAAGAGATGGTAGAACTCCAGCAGTTCTGCTTTAGATCTGCTATGAATTTTATGCTCCTTGATTATGATAGAAAGAAACAATACTTTGAAGCATTAGAAAGACTCATTGAGAAACAGAAAGTTTTCTATGCTCGTATTGAATTGAGTGATGATCCTGAAGCAAAGTCTGTTAAAGAGACTATGAAACAGGGCATAGTAATGCTAGGTGCTACACCTGACACACCAATGCAATCAATGTTTGATGAATTGCAGAAGAAGATCTCCATCATGAGAGATAAATTAGAAGAAGATAATAACAAAAAGTAAACGAAACCGAAAGATAGTATAAAGGAAACGGTATTTTGTGTGAATTTCATGTTATATAATATGTGGAACCCAACACAGGACAATGCTACAAACTTTAAAGTGGTCAGAAAACGGAGAACTATCACAACTTGATATGGAAAGGATTTTAAATTCTTTGCAAGAGCAGAAGACTGCTGATGAGTGTGTCGTGGAACACAAAGAACCAATACTTAGTACAAATAAATGAGTGGTGATCCAGGAATAACTGAACCAGTTATTTTTTATACAAGTGAGATGACTCTAGCAAAAAGCATTTTGTTAAAGCATCATACACATACAGTCAGATCCAAAGAGGAGTACCATCTAAGTAGATGGAGAACAAGCAGTCCTCTTCAGGAATAATTAATAATTCAGGGGGTTGACAAACCCCCTTTTTCTGTGCTATAAATAGTATATCGGGTTGACGGACTCGATACGGGAGTGACTGAATAAACTTGCTGGCATAAGGCTAGTTAAGGTGATGAGACACAGGTGGTGCTGCTGCTCGTAAGAGTAGAATCGACCTACCAGTCGGGTCTCAGATAGTAAGGTAAAAATCTACTCAATGTAGCAATGCCCCTTACTTGTTGGTAAACATGAATCCAACCTCCCACACCAATATTTTTATCGTTGCAATTTATATTAAATGAGAACACAAAACAAAGAAAACTATTACTATGTGTTTTGGGTTGTTGCTATGATTGCTTTTATAGTGCCACAAGTCTTCACGGCATTAGCATATCATAGACTTGCTGATTATCTTGATACTAGACCAGTTAAAGTTCAAGTGATTCCAGAATGAAGAAATTTATATTTGATGTTGATGGAACTCTAACTCCTAGTAGAAAGCAAATTGAGCATGAGTTCTGGGCTCCTTTTCTTATCTTCTGTCGCCACAATAATGTTTATCTAGTTACAGGAAGTGATAGACAGAAAACATTAGA